TGAATCTGATAGGCTTTGATCCAACACTGATCACGCCATGCAAAATAGGCAGCGTGTTCTGCGGCCCATTGTGGCACATTTGAGCCTTTATAGGTGTCGATGGTCAGCAGACTATCATATTCCCGCTGTTTAGCCACCTGGTCAAAATGGGCCGTGATGGCATCTGTTGTGATTGCCAGCATGCCCGCCGGGGTCATCACCCATTGGCAGCTTTGTTCATCCAGCGTGTAATATTCGGCAGGCTCAGGCCGGGGAGCGATGAAAGCGTCTCGTGTCTGATCGTATGTAAAACCTACCGATGCAAAATTCTTCCGGATGCTTCCGGTATAGCTTGTCTGCAAGCACTTTTGATTGCGAACTTTGGTATAATACGCTGCCCAATCGGCAACTCCATCTTGACCGGGATCTTTCCCCGAAAAGACTTCTGTGACAACATTCTGAGGCGTTAAAAGTGCGTAGTGTGCCATTAGCTGAATGAGATGTTGCCAGTGCCGCCGGTGAAGGAAATGACCTTATTCGCCCCGTTGGTTGCGTTGCTGTAAGTCAACCCGGCACCAACCGTGATATTTGTCGTATTGGCAAAGCTGATAATGACAATCCCGCTGCCGCCATTGCCGCCTGAGCCGCTTGACGATCCACCACCACCGCCGCCGCCGCCCGTGTTTACCGTGCCGTTTGATCCACTGCCAGAAACCGTGCCATTTCCACCGCCGCCCGTGCCGCCAATTCCGCCCGTTCCTGAACGGACAGAACCGCCGCCACCGCCCGCGTATGTTGTGGGCGTGCCGGTAATGTTTGAGCTGGTGCCATTGCCACCGTTGCCGCCCGTGCTGGTCGTGCCATTGCCACCGACTGCCGCTGAACCACCACCACCACCGCCGCCATATTGAGACCCGCCAAAGGCGGAGCCGCCCGAATAGCCTTGACCGCTTGTTCCGTTGCCCGGCGTGCCGCTGGCAGTTCCTGCTGAATTGATTGCAGCACCACCACCTGAGCCGCCAGCACTGCCACTATTTAAGGTGTTATCGCGGACGCCACCGCCACCGCCACCAAAGGCTGTGAGGCTGCCAAGCGTAGAGTTTGAGCCGTTCGACCCTCTGGCATTTGACGCTGAACCGGACGCACCGCCGCCGCCACCACCAACAGTAAGAGTGTAATTTGAAGACAGGCTAAAATTAGCTGTGCCTGTGAGCAGGCCGCCAGCACCACCACCGCCACCGTCAGGGAAACCCGCAGAGTTGCCCCCACCACCCCCACCGCCACCGGCGACGATAAGATAAGTAATTGAAACCTGTGGATAATTGATCGTGCCATTCCAGCTGATGATATAGCCAAGATCGCTTGTTTTGCTGTAGATGATCCCATCTTTGGTATTGATCGCAATCTCGCCGTTTGTCAGATTGCCAGCAACCGGGGCCGCTCCGGCAGTGCTGTTGTTTTTCAGCACGATTGTGCCGTTAAACGTGGGCATCAGTATGACCCCCCGTTCAAGGTATCACCATTAGTAAAACCAGCAGCCGGGATACTTGCCGACAGTGTGCCGTTGGATATAGTCAAGTTTGATCCTACTTTGATCGCTCCGAGCGTTGTATTCGTGGCTGTCGGGATTGTTCCGCCGATGTTTGCGTAGGTGAAATTGGCGGAAGGCAGATAGGCGGTCAGATTGGCGGGCGTTACATAGCGTCCATCGCCCCGGCCCTGTGTCAGAATTGAATCACTTTCCCAGACTGTGACATTTGAAAGAGTTGCGTTATTGGCAATGATTGCCAGGCTGCCTTTATCCAGCACGCATTCAGAATAGAGCGTGCCGTTGTCGTTACTGCTGTAAAGCCCGACCTTCTTCCCGATTTCATAAGCCTCAAGTGCGCCGTTTGCACCGGTGGGAAAGCACGCAACGAAGTATTCCAGCCCGCCATAACAGTGAATGCCGTTGCCGGTGAAATTTGCGTCGCTGGTCGCGTCAAAGATCAGACCTTTGTGTTTTAATGCGGAAAATGGCATTAATTACGCCTCGTTATCGGCTCGTAACGCTGGTCGCAGGTTGATCGTGTCATTAATTCATTTGGCCCAGGTGGCGAATTGTTTACCCCAAATGTCACGCCAAAGAAAAGGATGCCGGTGACACCAACCTCCATAAATGAGAAGGTTGTCTGATCTTCGTAGTACAAAGTTGAACCGCTGGCCGCCGCTCCAAATATTGCTTGACTTACCAGCGTTCCGTTTGCATGTTTGTTTGTAGAAATAAGCTGCGCAGAAACAGGGCTCAGGTCGATCTCAGATTGACTTAGCCCTCTAGCTACTGTCGTATCGAACGCACGAGATAAAAAGACGCTGCCAGCGGCTGGATAGCCGTAAGTCATGCCGATTGCGAATTGATATTCAGTGGTAGCAAGATTGTTTGTTTTACTGATGCCATAGATTGTGCGTTTATTAAGTGTTCCATTGCCACTTGCAAGCTGATAAACCTGCCCTGCTATCGTCGCGTTGCCGCTAACGATGTTGGCATTCAGCGGAAAATACAGCGAATTGCCGACCGACGAAACATCATTCGCCGTTAGCGTGACATTCCCCGTTCGATTATTGAACGTACTGACGCCGCCCGCTTGTGCCGACAACAGCCCATTGGCGTTGATCGTCAGGTTATCGCCAACGATGATGCCGCCAAGTGTGTTTGCGGTGGCAGGTGGCAGAACATAACTATTGCCGGTCGTCTGTACGACAACCGTATTATTCGGCTGTTGTCGCACCAGCACCTGATTGCTTGATGCCTGAATCGTCAGGCTGGTGCTGTTCGCTTGTCTAACGATGATATCAGCCATTAGCGCGTGACTTCCGGGGTGACTGTGAGCGTGCCATATAGCAGCCGATCAACCGTGGTGTCAGGCTTGACCAGTTCAAGATCGTAAACATAACTGCCCGCTGTCAGATTAGCCGTTTGGGCGGCTGTCTGCTGCAAGGTAAAAGTCCCATTGGCGGCTGATGTGATCGTGATATTTCCGTTGGTGGTTGACAGGTCAAGTGTCGTATTAGCAGTGTATGCCGATCTGGCCTGCATACGGATTGTGTAGCCGGATAGGCTGATATTAGTGCCGTTAGCAGTTTGATATTGGATGGACTGCGACCAGGTGGCCCCTTGCTCGATTGTCAGATTGCAATTACCGGCAGGCATTATTCAGCCTCACCTTCTGCAACATCTTCTGCCGCTTCGGCTGGCGTGTCTTCTGACTCGATTTCGGCATAGCCCATAATCTGCCGAGCCTCATTGAGCGACAACAGGCCGGATTGATACAAGGCCACGGCTCGATCTGACAAGGCTTTTGTGTCTGCTGCCAACTCTTCGATCTGGCTGGTGTCAAACCTGACTGTGAGCATGCTATCAGGCTGGGCAATTGCACCGTCATAGCCGGTGGGAAGCGTTCGCACCAGCCTTGTAAGCTGCATTGCCAGCAGTTCCAAGAATGGAATAATCGCATCTCGCCAGCTTGCTCGGTTGGCTTCAATCAGGTTGCTATATGTCTTACCGGTGTCGGGTTGTTTCAGTGACATTGGCGACCAGCCCAAGACACCACAGACACGAGCCACCGCGATTTCGGTCATCTCCTGAACTGATAAATCTTTCGGGCTGAATCCCGGCGTTTTGATGTCAAGCTCGCCGCCCTTGAAAATCAATGGCCTGCCGACGCCCTTACCAGACACCGCCCGCTTGATGTCAGACTGAAGTACCGCGATATTGTCAGATGTCATCATCTGCGCCCCCGTGCCGGTCAGACTGACCAGCCATGAAGGGACACCAGATCGGCTCAGGATGGTTGTTTCATAGATCGCCGTGAGCTTGATCAGTGCCAACTCTGCCCGCACTGCTTCCAGCGGTGAACGCCCCCTTGCGGCTGTTGTCGATGACTTGCCGACCCGGAAGTGCAGCATTCGCTCGCGAGGTGTCGTGAACTGGAAGCCCCGCCCACCATCGAAGCCGACAAAGGGATATTCGATGATTTCGCCGATGGCCTGCCCGTATGTCGGCACTTGCAGCCAACTGTAAGGGATGGGCTGAAGCTCGCGAATCGTGCCGCCCGTCTGGGTGTCTCTGTCAGAGATGGCGGGAACGTAGGCGTTGCCATCTTCCAGCAACTGCTGATAAATAAATTCAACCAGCGTGCTTTCAGTCTCACCTGGTGCGGGTTCTTTCCAGATTTGCAGCAGCGGATGATCTACCGGCTCAAATCCGCCTTCTTCATCAAAGTAGCCGACCTGCAATATGGCCTTGCAGACGTTCCGCCGCATGGCCTCAATCGCGGCCCTGATGACAGGGTTATCGCAATAAGGCCGGGCAAGATTGGCGTAATCATCACTTAGAGCGTTAATGACATCAACTGACCATGCCGACACGTCGATCTCGGTGGTGTCAGCAGTAACGCCCGTGCGAAGTGCTTTCGAGCGGAACCAGTTGAGTGGGTTGTAGTCAGGCATTTGTAAATAGCGGTGCTTTATTTAATTCGTTTTCGATACGTTTTTGGGCGATTTCGGCGTATTCAGCGTTCAATTCAATGCCGATGAATTTAAACCCTTCACGCAATGCCGCTACGCCTGTGGAACCGCTGCCCATAAACGGGTCAAGTATGGTGCCGCTTGGCGGTGTAATCAGTCGGCAGAGATAGGCCATTAAATCGATAGGTTTAACGGTCGGGTGGTGGTTCGTTCGTGGCCCTGATTCAGCTGTTGGTGGCCGCTCGCCATTTGCTACCCGATAATCTTGATCAGTCCATTTATTGCCATTAACACGATGGATTGATTCCATCCCTTCCAGCCCCGCTTCCCGCTCTGCCTTGCTTGCTTTCGGGCAGTAAAAGAAACGGGCGGCGGAGCCGGATAAATCTGTCACCTCATCGCTGCCATCGTGGATAAGATTGGCGGGCCAGCGGCCTAGCGTGTGCGGTTCACTGTTTTTTACCGCCACACCGTTAGCAATCTTTTGGGCGATCCACGGCCTTGAATCCCCGTGCGCTCTATTGCCGCTTGTGTGGCCGTAACGAGGCCCAAATCCGGCAGCTTCATAATCAGGCCCCGCCTCAACCCTGCACCCATCCACATTCAACCCCCCCGTGCCATGCTCCAGCACGTTCTCGGCGACGGTGCCGATCAGCGGCTTGCGGGCCATTGTGATTGGTTCAAGGGCTGGCTTGAGGGCAGTGCCCCACCCTTTCCATTGCTGAGCGGCGTCGGTTGCGGGGGCGGTGATCGGATCTCCGTCTTTATTTGTGTTGAGCCCAATACACGCGATATTGCCCGCACACCGGCCTTTGTTGTCTTTCATGCCCACTACCTCCCGCTCCGCGCCCGCCGCCTTATCAATCGCCTTCGATACATCCAGCGACTTTGGAAACCCACTCCCATATACCCATGCGATCATATCTCTGATTTCAAAGCCTGAATCTTCGATTCGGCAGGCCATTCGATGCTGCGTCCGTGTGCCTGCAAATGCCAAAAGATGCCCGCCCGGCTTTAATACCCGCAAACACTCTTGCCAAATGTCAGTTGACGGGACATGGTAGTCCCACTTCTTACCCATGAACGCCAGCCCATACGGCGGATCTGTCACAATCGCGTCGATTGATTCAGCGTCCAGCTTTTTTATTACTTCCAGACAATCGCCAGTATGCAGGCTGTAGGGTTGCGTCATGAAAACCACTGAAAAGAGCCGTTTCTGCTAAGGTAGTTGAATGCGTCGGCTGCTGCATCCACCTGGTCATCATGCTGACCAGTCGGGAAGCTGCAAAGCTCATCGATGAAAGCCCTATTCCAATCGCCTCGCTCAAGCTCTACAAGGCCAGCTTCACAGGCTGCCGCAAACGGCATGGCCCGCACCTCTTTTGAGCCTGTTGGGCGGGCGGATACAGTCGCGAACCCTGCCAAGTTGATTTTGTCCTGCTCCACTTGATCAACTCCCGCGGCACCGGGATCTTGAGCAAGGTGGACGATTGTCTGAAGCCCGTCTATCTCGGCTGTCTGTCGCTGGATGGTTCGCCGTTGGGCTGGTGACCACTGACCTCTAACCACGTGGGTGATTCGGTATTTATCACCGATTCGCTGCATTCTGACGCCTGCGGTGTAGTCACCCGCCCCCGGCGTCGCTGCTGTATCGTAAGCGCGGCAAGCCAGCCCTGAGCTATTGCCCCCGTCACTAATAGGCAGCCAATCGTGACGGAAGAAGCCACCAGATCGAGGGCTAGGACGTTGTTGATAGAGGGCTGAGAATGCATAACTACCAATAGCCTTCTTAATTCTGTCAAAGTCTGCGACGTTGTAACGGTCTGGCCAGAGTGCCGCCCCCGGCTCTCTGCCAAGTGCATCACCTTCTTCGGCAATGGCTGGCAAGCTCACCACGTCCCACCGTTCGCCGCCGTTATTTGCTTCTTCCAGTAGTTGGCCCGCTAAATCGAGCGAATGCCAGCGGGTCATGATCAGCACGATAGCCGCGCCGGGGTGTAACCGCGTGTAGAGATCGTTTTGATACCAGTCCAGCACTCTCGCCCGGTAAGTTGGTGATTCAGCCTCTTGGCGGCTTTTGACGGGGTCATCGATAACCACAAGGTCGGCACCGTAGCCTGTGACCCCTGAGCCGACCCCGACCGCATACAACCCGCCGCCGTGAACTGACGACCACTGATTCTGCTTATTGCTGTCGTTCGCGAACTGAAAACCGAACCGACTGACGAGCCGCCTTGTTTGTCGGCTGAATGTACAGGCGAGGCTGTGATTATAAGCCCCGACGATGACCCGCATGGTTTGATTGCGGAGTAGCCTGTAAGCCGGGTAGTGAATCGTTGATTGTTCGCTTTTGCCGTGCCGTGGTGGCAGGAAAAGCATTAGCCGTGTGATTTCGCCGTTAGTTACTCGGTCAAGCCGATTTCGGCAGAGTTTAAGGTGATTCGGATGCCACTGATGATTCGGACTGACACGCTCTAAAAACTGCCATAAACCAGCCTTAATCAAGCTGTTCCGGGGCTGGCTCAGGGTCATCATCGTAATTGTTTAACGTGTCGCCTGATTGATCGCTTGCGGCAACCTTGCCGTTCAGTCTGTCGTAGATGGCCTGCCAATAACGAAAATCACCACCCAAGGCTTGTTTCAATCCAACTTCAACCAGCTTGTGGAGTAAATCTGGCGAATTAACCAGAACCCTATCAAGGGCCTCATTCATATCCGGTCGTTTGGGCCTGCCTTTTGGGTTGCCGCTTTCGCCTGGCTTCCAAGGTGGTCGAAGTCCTGACCTGTCAGGATTAAGGTTTGCCATTTCAGTACGGTGCTTTTTTCGGTACAATCATCGGTGAAACTACCGATATTGTCACCAGTCCACCCGCCCCCGTAGATTGACCATCGATTCAATCGCACCGCGGCCCGGCTGGGCACCCTTGTTTCGTCGCTTATTGCCGGTCAGCCGCTGCATCTCGGCATTGCGCTTGATGCGTGCCTCGCTAATGACCTTTTGCAGTGCATACTGGCGTTCCTCCCACCTGGCAGCAGCTTGCAGCACTGCATCAAATTTCTTGTCGGCCCTGAGACATTTGAGGCAGATGGCAGGCTTGATCTTCTCAAGGCTCCTGCCACTGTCGCAGACTCCGCACGGCGCTTTCTGGCTTGACTCTTGCCAACCGTCAGGTGGCACTAAGCCGACCAGTTCAACCGTCTGCCCGCCCAGGTACACTCGCACCTGCGCTTCGGCCCGTCGGTTAATTTGATCTTCAGATAATTCTTCTGACAACGAATCCATTAAATATTGACACTAAACGCTAAAAAAAATTACCGCAATCGCAAATAAAAAAAGTTTTATTTGTTTGGGAAATCAACGATTTTCGGCTCGTTAATTTCGCCCCATTTATGGAACCTCTGAAGCGGTGTTATCTCTTCTTCGTAAATCTCGGAGATCCTGAAATTGCCATCATCTTTACAGATAGCCGACACAACCCGCGTAACGAGTTTATCGGGGTGTCGGTACTGGAAGTTGATGAATTTCTTGGTCGGCATGGTGCTATTATAGCACAACTTCGAGCGTGATTTCGACGCCTGGTGCCTCATTTGTATTGCACCAATGTTTCTGGCAGAATCGTTCTGTCACCTGACAATCATCCTTATAGACAATACCGGTCAGTGCATCTTCGGTGCATCTGATCAGCTTTGTCAGGTCAGGTTTCTGCGTGTGATATTTCGGGGCAGTCTCTTTGATCTTGGCCGCGTTCCTGCCGCTCCCAAAATGGCACTTCGGGCGGGGGAAATAGAAATCGATGGTCATAGCCACCGCTTCGGTTGTCAGCTTGGCCCCGGCGTCAATCATGGCCTGTTGAGCATGTAGCGACACAATCGACTGCCAGCTTGTTTTACGCTTGGCGGTATCCATCACGATGATTCGGCCCGTTTTTGGGTGGGCAAAGGCTTTCTTTGAGCCGGATGGTGACGCGATGCCTGGGACAAAGAATGTTAGTTTCATTTTTATCTCCCCCTTTTCATCGCTTGCATGTACATCACCACCAATGCCGCCATCATGCCCGACAAGGTAAAACACGCCACAGCGGCGAAGATTGATAATAAGGTTTCAGGCATCTTTTTGAATCCTCACTATTAAATGTCGAGTGAAACAATAATTGTTTTTGGCCCAAATTGCTTGGAGCGTTCGGAAAACCTGTTAAGTCTTTCTGTTGCCTTGTTAATATGCTCTAAAACATATTTGTCTTCTAGTTTTACAGGCACTCTAAATGGTGACATTGTGTCAGCTTCTCTGCATTTTTGGACAAAATCCAAGTCATAAAACCTGACTGGAATCCCAAAAAGCAACTCATCTTGCGTTGGCTTGCTCATTTTGCCCTTTCTAATCGTTGTATCTCTCTATCTACATACCAACGTGCTTTTTTCAGATCCTCGATCACATCGCCCTTTTCACCCGCCCGCCAAAGGTATTTGATAGCGTTGCCACGGCAGTAATTGAAGTGTTCAGTGATTTGAATGCACTCTATGCCGGAAGGGTGATTGTTGTAGTGGTCAGGGTTGATAGGGTCCCTCATTCGGTCTGCCCTTCATGCTCAACGACAATGCGATGCCAACGACTGTCAGGCATAAACACGAAGAAATGATCTAATCCTATTTCTACAGCGAATTCAGCGGCCTCCTGCGGCCTGTTGAACAGTTTGCTTCTGCGTTCACCGTCAACCATGTATTCAACAGCGCAGTCACCAATGCGGGCAAAGCCGCCGAATCTGGCGTTGAATGTGACTAGATGCGGGCCGTTTGCGTTGTGGTCACTCATTCTGCTTGCCCCTTCCACTGTTCGTATTCCCAGCCATCGACTAATGGCTCTCTTTTGTCAGGAATCAAATCTCTGAGTCTTGTCATAGGGTGAGATGCCAGTTTGCCTGTTTTATTGTTGCGTACCGCCCACACTGGCGGGCTGACAATCCCGGCCTCAATGAGTGCATTGGCAAGCGTCGCAAGCTGTGCGTTGTCTGGCATAAACAACCAATCAGACTGGCTTCGCAGGTAGTCTTCAATGTGTGTGACATGCTCTTTGGTAACATCTTCAGGTTTGATCGGCATTATTAACCCCTTTGGTCACGAAATCAATTCACTACCAGACAACGGTACGAGTTCACAACTGCAAAATTTCGGCTGTTGGTTGCACCCTGAGCAGATAAGATCTTCCAGCCTATCCTTCAACCGCTCCACCTCATCCACCAGTGCCAGCACCACGGCAGGATTAGCGGCGGCGATGAACTCGGCATCTTGAATTAGCTTTGGAGAATAATTGCCCTTAATTGTAAAGCCGCCGCAGTCCTCTCCCGGACGATTGCCAAATTCAATAACGGGCCAATTTTTTTGGTCGTCGTGTAATTTCCAATCGTATTCAATGGTTGCCGCCTCTGCCTTTTGTCGCAGATCATTCAACAAGGGGGGCGTGATTTCAATTTGGCTCATTGCTCCACCCCCAACTTCTCTTCAGCCCATGCCTGAGCATGTTCAAGCATTTTGAACTTTGCAGCAGCAGACCAGAGCTTTGTATCAAGATCCATTTCACCGTCATCTGACATTTCCCAGCCTACGCACACAATAAACGGATATTGGGCAGTTTCCACCTGCTGAATCTTGGCCCACTGGTCGCCGTACAACGCCAGCCAGATCCTGCCGTTAGAAGTCCATGTTAGATCTCTTCTCTGCTCAATCTGCTCTTTCATTATTATTCCCCCCACACTGGCACAACTTTTTTGTTGATGCTATCGCCGACAGCTTCCAGAGCATCTTGTTTTGTGAAAAACATACGATATTTCGTGCTGCCCATGATCCCCCTCGCTCTTGCCTCATAATCAGGCTCTCCTGCGGCAATCACCGCCCAAAGTGGCTTGCGTTCTCCTGCGGCGTCAAGCTCTTGCTGGAGCTTGTCCACGATCTCGCCTGACGTGTCATAAAGATGATTGCCAAGACATTTCAAAGCCTCGTGAATTGTCATTTCATCAGATATGCCCTGCCACTTGGTAGCAAGAGAAAAAAGCATGTCATGATCAGCTTTTATGTCTTGGTATTGCTTCAAAAGCTCTTTCACTTTCCCCTCTTTTTCTGCTCAAGCTCTCGCCTTCTGTTCCGCCGTTTCATGGCACACGACAAACATCGGGTGCTGCCTTTCGCCACAAAACACTTGCAGTCAAGGCACTTGCCTTTTTCGGCACGCTCCCGGCAGATCTGACAAGTGCCCGTTTTGTTGTAATTTGAGATCGGTAAGCCGCAGACGCTGCACCCGTACAGGCATTGCGTACTTCTCGTGATCACGACCAGCTTTTCTTCAACCGTCTCATAGCGGCCCGCTAAGGCGTCTTCAAAGTATTTTCTTGCTGAATCCTCTGAGACGTTTAACTCGCTGATCACCTCGGCAAATGCCCGGCGAATTGTATTTCGTCTGACTGCCGAGATGTCACGCTCATAAGGCTGCCAAGCCGCATCAGCCATGCGTTTTAGCCTCAGTCTTAGTACCAAAAGGCGGAGACATTAACCGTTTTTTGCATTCGCCGCACAAATTAGGCAGCTTATCAATCGGTTGATTAACTCCATTAAGCCGCTTTGGTTTTTCGTACACCCTCTCACAATTTGCACATGTCGCATAAGGACAGTTGCATTTAAAAATATCCCAAAACTCACTCATCATCGCACCTCAATCGTGATGCCTGCCCGTTTCGCGTCGGCTTTAGCCATCTGACCTAATTCAATCGACTTCGCCACGGCAAACGACTGTTCGGTTGTCAGCCGGTTCCCCGGCTTATCTGACAAGTCATTAATGATCCTGACCAGTCGATCATTGGCGTGGATAAGCTCAATGTGCAAAGATTCATTGATCAACATCAGATTGCCCTCCCTGATTCCAATATTAAAGCCACAGGAAACACCCATCCGCGGGTCGTGATTGACTTGTCTCTGTTGATCAGAAAATTGTTTGCTCTGCCGATCTTCTGGCATTCAATCAGCTTGGCGGCTTTCAACTCCTCAATCACACGTCTAACGGTTGTCGATGTCTTATCGATCCTGACCGCCAATTCTTCAATCGTCGCTGTTGAATCGCGATTAATCTCGCAGAGCACTTGCACGTAAAGACTAATCACGCTTCCACCCCTTTCGGGTGAATGCTTTTGGCTTCTTTGATCAGATAGATGCGGTCGAAGTCGGCAGGTTTGATCGTGAAATAAGCGTTGTTGCGGAAAAGCACGTCGATGGCGGCGATGTCAAACGCTTTGCCTTTGGCGTCACGTTTATATTCAATTTTCACAACCGTGCCGACCATGATTGATTCTTTGGCCCGAATTGTGTCGCCCACCTGATAACGATTGATCATGACACGCCATCCTTTTTTGCACTGTTGAGCTTCTTTTCCCTGATTTCTGGCCGATTGATCTGTACGTTCTTTGAGGCACTGAAGGCCAGTTTGACCTTGTCGCCACGAATCTCGGCGACGATGACTTCGATTGTTTCGTCACCCGCATCGATGACAACTGTTTGAAGTTTGCCCCTTGTCAATACCAAGACACCCATCGTTGCAACCTCCATGATGATTGACGGCCAGGCTGACCGTCCGTGAGTTCCATGCCTGCCGCCTGAAAGTTCAGCCTGATAACATCTCAGGCATCCTTCCACCGCCCCGGCGTCGGACTGTGACGACCGAGGAAACCACCGCCAGCCATCATTTCAGACTGGCAGGAGTGCCTTGCCTTACCTTACCGCACCGGGCCGCACCCGACCTGACCGTGGCCGGACGCACCATGCCATGCCTATCCTTACCTCACCGTGCCAGACCACGCCATGACTCGCCAAGCCTTGATTTATCATCCACCGGGACGCCTAAAGAAAGCGGGTGGCTTCATTACTGGCGGCGGTGCAACTCTTTCTGACTGAGTTGGCCGCGTCGCCTTGTTTACATCACGGAGCGACCGTTGCAGAGAATCAAGCGACACACTGATCTTGCGTGACTCAATCTCATGCCGCCGCTTGTCAATCTCGCCAAGCTCTGAAACGTCAACACGCTCCACATGCTTTTTGCTTCGGCGAATCTTTTTTACACCTGTGCGGAATCGTTTGGCTTGAAACTCAACCGATTCAGCGTCTGACAGAATATAAACCGAACCGTTGGCAACTCGCAGGCTCCAATGTTTGCCATTCTTCCAGAGAACTTTCTCGAGCAGGCCAGCCACTTTCAAGGCGGCAAAATTGATTGAATCTTGATCGGTTTCAATGATTCCAGCAAGTTTCACGACATCGCTTGGCGGTATGCAATCGCCTTTAGAAAGCCCATCAATAAAATCTTGCTCAAAATAGATTTTCATGAAAGCACCTCAAAGCTCGACACTTCAAATAATCCGAAACGCGGACGGTAATCACAGAGCCCGATTGACCTGCCTGCAATCTGGCAGATTTGAGCAAATACGCTGGCGTCAAGGTCGTAAAGGTCAGCTTGAAATTCAGCCGCCCAAATGTCAAAACGTGGTCTATAGCGAATGACTCGCGATGTTTGAACACGCACACCACGGGCATCAATGTATTTGCCGCCAGTTTTCCAAAAGTCCTCAACTGTTGCTTTGGGCCCTGCTGGGTGATCGTGAACCAGTAGCGTGTCGTCAGTGACGATAATGCCAGATTGTGCGGTTTTCTTTAGTTTCAGCTTCTTTGCCGCTTCAATGAAACAACCTTGCAGGCAATCGGCTGTAATAACAGGCCGAAATTCTGAATCATGATAGAAGCCGTTTCGCCAGTCAAGCTCTGCCAGCCGTTCATGGTCTGAATCGACCTTTGACCGCTTGGAGCTGATCGCCTTTGATGCTTTTGCCTCCTTACTCAACGGGTTTGCTGCCCGTGCCGAGTGCATCAATAACGGCCTCACCCCTGAAATCTTGACTCTTACAGATATGTCTGACATTCACTCAATCCTTATTGTCGGCTTCCCATGCTTAGAGATCGCCGAGTTCTGAAAATGCCCGGCAGCAACATTTGCCACCGGAGCCCTTGCCTAGCCCGACCTTACCCAGCCACACCGGGCCTTGCCCGACCGGAACATGCCCAGCCCAACCGGACAATCCACCGCTGACCGTAATTTCAGATCAACGGTGGCACCTTGCCTCGCCGAACCTTGCCATACACTGCCATACACTGCTATGCCATACACTGCCTGACCTCGCCTAACCGGGGTAATCCGCTTGCAGCCAATCGTTTCAGACTGCAAGCGGCACCATGCCGAGCCTAACCAGACCGTGCCACGCCGGGCCATGACCTGCCCCGCCTTGGCAATCCACCGCCAGCCATCATTTCAGACTGGCAGGAGTGAAAACCCGCCCAAGCAACGCACCTGGGCGAGTCGCAGAAGTTTCCCGCCGTTTTGGACCAGCGGCCAGCCAGAACGAAAATCGATTAACTTTCTGACTGATTGTCACGGGCAGGAGTCGAACCTGCCGGGCCTTCCGCTTGCGGCGGACACATGCCCAATCCCATCGCGATATAAACCGCCATCCGTGGCGTTTGATGCTTCCCTGCTTGATTGCCCGTTTGCATGACCCACAGGGGCCGCGTGCCCCCGTTTCGCTCGACCGTGGTGGCGGTAGGAGACTGCCGCCAGATCATGCTGCCGCTATGTCACCAGCTTCCCGGCGGCACGGGCAACCGTTTACGATTCGACCGTCTCATCCACTACCGATTCCCGCAGCTTGCGAAGGCTGCGGATTGCATCAAGGGCATATCGCCGGATGTCGGCCTCATCCTCAGCAGTGCTTGGTTCGGCTTCATCTTCAAGATGTCGCTCTGCCAATGTGGCAAAGCGGCTGCATTCCTCAATGGCTGTTTCAATATCACGTTGTCGCATGCGGTGAGTCCTCAGAATGGTGCATCTTCAGCCGTTGGGTCGATCTTATGGCCAGCGGGGGCCGCTGCCCGGTATTCCTTGACCGTGGTTGACTGCCCTGTCAGTTCGTGGCACTGTGCAGCCTGTTTGATGATCCACTCAGGTACACCGTCACGGGGTGGGTCGTCATACGACCAGGCAAAGATGTCGCAGTTTGGGTCAAATGGCGCCATGCCTCTCGGCAGTCGGCCAAGGCTGGCGACATTTGCATAGGTTTTGTCGCCTTTAGCCGTGTGTGTGATTGTGACCATGACCCGCAAGTTCAGCAGCGTTTCAGGGTCAAGCGTTCCACCTTCCGGCGGCCAGCCGCTGCCCAGAACGGGCTTAAACAGTTTCGTCAGGCCAGCTTTCTCGCCCAGGCTAAAGCCGACTGTGGTTGTGATCGAGAAAAACTTGTCTGATTGCTCGCCTAATGGCTCATCCAGAATGAATCTGATGGCCAGCTTCTGCGATGGTTTGTAACTTGGGTTCAACGGCGTTTGAGTGCCGAGAAAGAAAAGATTCTGAACGATACCTTGATAGGTGCCTTCTGGCACCGGGGTATAGTCGCCAGATCCGGCTGGATTGCTCTTTAACATCGGAATAGGCATGTTTATTGACCTTTCTGGTCGGATTGCCTGACAAGAGAAATTGCCACCGGGCAACGTGCCCGGCAGCATCAACAAGGAGCAACTTACGAAGTTGCAAGGGCTGCCCTGTCCAGATCAACGGACGGGACAAATAAGAGTTGCCTGCGTTCTGCCATCAATCGGGCATGTTCTGCCCTGCTGCCGTTAAGCAGCTTTTCACAGGCATAAATCATGATCCCGGCATTGATGCAATCTTGAGCAAATTTTTGCTTGACGCGAATTGAATCAAGCTCTTCGCTAATCTGGTCCCATCGTTCGGCGGCACTCATCGTGTCACCTCTTCCATCACTGACACTGCCTCAAGCATCCGCACGATTGCCTTGCAGATTTCGCCATATTGATAATCTCGCTGGTCGATGTTTCTGGTCATCACTTGCAAGGCGTTGATTGACGTTTGCAGGCCCTTAATGGCCCCTGCGATCACTTCAGCTTGTTGCTTCATATCTGCCTCATGCTGATCATCCAGTGATGATTCAACGTCCTGCTGTGCCTCCTGAATCGCGAAGCGATAGCCTGCCTGCCATTCAGCGGCAAGGGCGTCTGTAAGCTGGTCGGGTCGCCAGCCAAGCTGTTGCAATGATTGAACTGATGACGGGGCTGCTGACATTGCTGATTGCTCCTGAGTGGTAGTGGTGAATGATGAACTGGTTAATCAGTTCTTACATAATCAAGATAACTAGATATCTAGCTAACGTCAAGATATTTTTTTTCGATATAGCCAGAATTTTCAAAAAATATGTTTTGGTTAAATCTGCATGTTTCTTTAACCATATTCTCAATCCATTTTTTATGGGCTTGATGAAACTCCTCAAAATATTCGAGAGTTTCCACAACATCATCAATGCTTGCTGATTCGTATTGAGTTAAATGAAAAAGGACTGAAACAACGATATTTTTCATCTTATCGTAATCATCTACGTGACTTTGAAGCCCTCCCGATTCATGTTTAACGACTTCGTGGCATTGCCTGCAAATTGAAACTAAATCAAATAAAGGCTCATTAAATAAATTTGTGTAAGTCTTATGATGTACTTCTGTCGCTTTGTTTTTATAGCATGCCTGGCATTTATAATTGTCTCTTTTTAATACGGCTTCCCTTTTTTCCTTCCATGCTGGCGTTTGTAAGTAGCTGTAGTAAACCTCCTTTTTAATTCCTTTTGAAAGGACTGGATTGTAGATTTTCAAATCACGAATAGTGCTGTCGTATTTATTTCTTTGATTGCTAAGATGATTCATGCATTTTGAGTAGAACTCATTTTTTTGTTCTTCCGTAACTTGCATAAAATCAGGCTTTTTTTCAAAATAATGATAATAGATTTTCTTCATTGGATTTGTCGGAATGCCAGTGATCTCAATACTTGGATTTGCATAACATTTATCACAATGAATTGAAAAATAAGCCCTTCCATCTTTTACTCGTTTTATAAATTTATATGTTCCATTGCATTTGTAAAAAACTTGCTTGGTTACATAATGTTCAAGTTGACGATTGCATTTTGGGGTGTTTTCTGAAAATCTTACTAGTACATCCAATGAGACTTGAGTGACTGCGCTCATATATGCTCCTTTTTCTGTCAGAATATTGTATCTAGCTATCTAAATATCATCAATGGATAGGGTCAAAAAATATCATCCTATCCAGATAATTTTATCCTATCCATTGTAAACCACTACAGCATAATACTTTGATAGGATGGATAGGATGGATAGGATGTTTTTCGGGTCTTACACACATACACATGCGTGACGCGTGCGTGTGCATACGCGTGGGGTTTTTTATCCTATCCATGGTATCCATCCTATACATAAATTTATAAGTTATTAATTAATAGTAACTTACAGATGGATAGGATAAAAAAATATCCTATCCAAATGGATAGGATGGATAGGATGATATATACGGGAATCTAAATTATGATGTTAAATTCTTAAAATGGTGGTTTCACTGGCCAGTCTTTGGGGTAGAGTTCTTTAGGCTGATCATCTTCCTTCTTTGGTGGATCAACCTTTTCCAGCCGCCAAAGGGTCTTGGAACCGTGTGTGACAGTCCCGACAAGCCGATAAACGCCATCGTCGCCCATTTGGACGGTATGGCCATTACGAGAGCGTAGGGCAACGCCAATTGCTGTAGATAGATTTCTGGAGCCTGCAAACAGGCCGGCCAGCTTGGCTGCGTGCCCAGGCACTGGATGAGTCGCCAAAGCTGCTGCCAGATCGATCGATCTAAATTCTTTGCGTGGTTCACCGTCTAAGTATTCTTTCAGTCCTGTAAGCAGATCGTCGGTCATTTCTGCCTTGCTGTCCATCTTTCTCAGTGTCGCCTGAGTTTTCATCACGTCAATTCCTTCGCTCTTGTCGCTGGCCATCTTGGTTGCCCTGTAAATAGCGTTTCTAACGATCCTGCTCCATTCGGTGAATCCCTCATCATCTGCCAGCTTTTCATCAGGCTCCGGGCATCCCTGATTAATGTGCCATGCCAGAATGACCATGCAGGCAGCCGCAACATCAGCCGCCTTTTCTTTCATTATGTCGCCATAGCTCTTTTCATAGTTTTTCGTTTCTCGTGTTTTCAGCTTTATCAATAAGCACCTGCGAACCATATCATCAGATACGGCTACGTTGTTGCCGTTGGCCAGAATCATGAATCCTGAATCTCTGGACTCGACCACGTTGTTTTTACCGAAGACCCGGTCTTGAATCCGGCCCGCTGTGATAATCCCGTCCAGAACTGGGTCGCCGAATGTTGTCCCATCTTTCAGGTTATCGTAATAGATGTAGTTTCTAGCGGTGCCGGCTGCTGAAAACAGGTCTGTCAGAAGTTGCTGACCTGATCTTAAATAGCTTGGCACCGGCCTTGATTCGCCTGTCCCGCATCTGATTACCTGCTCTGAAATCTGTGTCTTTCCTGACCCCCGATTCTCAGAGACAATCAACAGCGATGGCCTGATTTTCATCATGCGTCTGGCCTGTAGCGTCATAATGCCAGCCGCAGCAGTCCAGATTGAATTGAGTTTTTCAGCATCATCAAATGAGAATATTGAGAAACAATCTTCAATGATTCTTACCGCTTCTTTAACCTGATAATCAGTAATTTCAGAACTTGGTGAAATAACTTCAATTTCACTGTTTGAAATCTTTAGCACGCCTGAACTGTTGTCATATCCTTCTTTGCTGACAAGTTTGCCGTTCGGTGAAAAATACGGAAATGTCGCAACATCGTTTAACTGCCTGATGCCTTCTTTTTCAGGGTCTTGAATGATCGCTTCCAAGACAACGCGAGCCGGATTGCAACCAACTTCAATCCATTCCGGGCTTCTTTTATCGCCTATATTTTTGAGTCGATAGAACCACACAAGCCCGGTCAGGATCGAAGCCAGTCGGCTTGTTTCAATGTCAACTATTCGCCATGGATAGGTTTCGCCTGGTGTCGCCACCACCTCAATAAGTCGCCCGTTTCGCTTGTAGATCGCCGGATGTTTCACAAGTTCATCAAGACACTTATTGGCGATGTCCTCAACTTCCCCCTCAACCATCATGATTTTGCATCGTCGATCATCAGTCAGGTTTTTCGGTGGCTCCGGCCCGCCGTTGTCCCTGATGATTTTCACCAGAGAACCAAACTGAATCATCTTGCCGGTTTTTCGCTTGAACGTCCTTACCTTCTGATAACATTCATTGGTAATGTGTTTCTCGTGACGATTCGACCATTTCTCCCATAGTTCCGTGCCGGGGTCGCCGAATCTTGCATTTAACGCCATGCCGACTGAAAGCCACTGAGAATAATCGTCAAGTTGGCTATCCAGAAAGCCATCGTCCATGCACTTTTCTATCCATTCAAAATCGGCATCCGTTTCTTCATTCTCATCTCTGATCGTTTCCTTTGTTTCTTCTTTGCCGTACAGCTTCAATAATTCATCAAGCCCCCGCTGGCCTTCTGGTATCTCATCTACGGCACCTTTCACCATGTTTCCAGTCGTGGCAAAATATCGACCGCTGGCGTAAATTTCGATTCCAACATGATTCTTAGTTTCTTTGACTGCTCTTGGTATCTTGCCTTTAACTAACAAATGAACGCCATTGCCGGATGGTGAATATTCAACATGGCAGGGTGGGAACATCTGAATGATTTCTTTGGCCCATTGTGCGATTTCGCCATCATTTATACATCCATCCAGATCGATAAAAACCAATCCGCCGGCGTCTATCGCATTGCCCAGGCTGAAACCAATCCCATCAACCTTTCCAGCCTGATAAAGCCCGAACGCATCACCTAGCGACATTCGAGCATCATCAGATTGATGGTCAATATCCCTGCCGTTTTTGGGATTCGTAGGCTTCTTTGTCCACTTCTTACCATTCCATTCCAGCCGCCATACTACCCACTTCTTACTGGCTTTTAACTCTGTGGGCATACCTTCTACGTCCACCTCCAAAAGTTTTGGCTTTTGGGGTGCTATCAAACTTTTATTGTCTGTCACCTGCCTTACCCTTTCTTAATCTGTTGCTTTTCCTGAACCTCACGAATGAAGGTATTTATCTGGCTCGACATACTTGTTTTTTCCCTGTATGCCGTTTCTCTGATCCATTCGTAAAGGTCACTATTAAGATTCAACATGAATCTATGCACTGGTTTACGACTTGAAACAGATTGCAAATCAGGCTTCACGTTTTGCCTCCATGTATTTAGTTAGTCCAATTACAAGATATCTAGCTAGCAAAATAAAGTCAACTAACGATTGACTTTTCTTATTTATTGCGAAAAATTATAGATGCTTAGATATCTAGAAACCCTTTTGGAGTTCAATCAGTGAAGCAGCAAAAAACCAAACTTGCGAAACCGGCGTCCGACAGGGCGATTGCGTTTCGCGCTCCAGCCACCATCCATGGTGCGTTGAAGCAGATTACAGGCAAGCTGGAGATGGACGACTACCAGCTTGATGGTCGTGTGCCATACGAGCGTGATATTCTCGTCTGGCTGGTCGGTGAACTTTACATGGAAGGCCCGGAGAAATGGGCTGACCGTCTATCAAAAGCGGCAGGCCGATTCAAACAACTGGCCAGCCAAAACTAACCCTGAAAAACGGTAAACTTTTGTGCTAAACCCCGGACTCCAGCCTACGAACTTGACTCTTAATCAGCGGGTCGCAAGTTCGAGCCTTGCAGGGGGCATTTTTTTAAGCCTTTACAAAATAATGTGTTATGTTTGTTTTGTTTCCGCCAGCATACCCACCTTACCTCGGTTGAATCATGGTAATCTACCAAAAATCATATTTTGGCCAGCCGATGCCTCGGCCTCGTAACCTGTTTCCAACATATACTTTACATAAGAAATCTGGCCTCGCCAGATGCACATGGCAGGGCGATACAGTCTATTTAGGCAAGTTCAATTCGCCGGAATCGATCGCTGCTTATAATCAAGTGCTTTCACTATTTAACCTTACAGGAAAAATCCGACAGGAAAATAAATGTGTCAGTGTAGCGGAACTAATTACGCAATTCCTTGCGTACTTAAAAGTTACAAACGAAGTGAAGCCGCGTGAAATCAAGAATATGGCCTTTGCCCTTCGATGGGTCGAATCGTTGTTTGGTAGTTTACCCGCAAATGAATTTAAGGCGTCACAGCTGGTGATGGTACGTGAAAAGATGATTGAGAACGACTTGAGCAGGTCAACCATCGTTAAGTATCAACGATTTATTGTCAGGTGCTGGCGGTGGGGTGTCCGCTCTGATCTGGTGCCTGGTGCGGTAGTCGATTCGTTGCGGGCGTTGGAGACACTCAAGAAACGACGATCAGCAGCACGCGAGCCGGAGAAGGTCAAGCCGGTGACGTGGGAAGCGGTGGAAGCGATCAAAGAACATGTGGCCAGCCGAATCTGGGCAATGATCTTGCTTCAATGGTACACCGGCATGAGGCCGGGCGAAGTCATTCAGATCAGGCCTGTGGACATCGATCGAACCGGTGCAATCTGGTTTTACCGGCCACCACAACATAAGACAGACTGGCGGGATAAAGAACGGGTGGTCGGCATTGGCCAGCAGGGGCAGGCGGTTTTAACGCCATGGCTTGATCGGTCGGCCGACATGCCCTGTTTTAGTCCGGCCGAAGATCGTGAGGAGCGTTTTGCGGCTATGCGATCTTCGCGAAAGACAAAAGTTCAGCCCTCGCAGGTGAACCGCAAAAAAAGTCGGCCGACACGAACGCCGGGTGATATTTACGAGGTGTCCAGCTATCAACGGGCGATCAAACGAGCCTGCGAAAAGATCGGCATAGAGCCATGGGCACCGAACCAACTTCGGCACACGTTCGCGACTCGTGCGCGAAAAGAGTTCGGCCTTGATGCCGCCCAGGTGGCACTTGGCCACGAGCATGCTGATGTAACTCAGGTTTATGCTGAAAAAGATATTGGACTGATTCGAGACGTTGCGGAGCGGTTGGGATAATAAAAAAGCCCCGGCGGGTTAGGCCGGGGCGGTGTGGTGGGTTTAGATGGTTGTTGCCTTGTAAAGCACCTTAAAATCTGTAGTCGGCAAATCATTTTCCAAGATATTTAATTCATCTATCATGTTGCTGGTGTAGTTTCCACTTTGAATTGACTTGTTAAGAAAATACGCTCTGTTGATCATCTTCTTTAATTGATCAATTGTTTTACCGCTTTTTAGCCAAAAATATTTTGTCATCTTTGCTTGATCCTGAATATTTAACAGACAGGTTTTGCTTTTCTCGATCAGCATATCAAGTTCATTTTGCATTGTTGCTGTCATCTGTCTATCTCCTGCTTGCTGAGTTGTTTTGTTTGTCACTGCCTTACACTATTTAATATATCGACTACTGGATACGAAGTCAATAATAAAAATAGAAAAAAGTAAAAATATTTTTACAGCACCAATAAAAAGGCCCCGAACCGGTTTGTAACGATTCGAGGCATTGGCTGACAGACAGTTCACTCCTCTGCCCTATCAATCAATCGCCTGACCACCTCGCCCCGCGTCACACGCCAATTTTGAGCAATCGTCGCCAGCTTGGCCGACGTGGCCTGCGATAACGCGACGCTGATCTGCGCCCGCTCGCCCAGGCTGGCAACCCGCTTTTCCCGGGCGCGTGGTTTGGGCTTGCGGCCCGGTCTTTGAGTGCCGGGTTTATTGCGGGTGCCGGCTGGCCGGCCTCGTTTGGGTTTGTCTGATTCGTCTGACATTCTGGTTGTCTGGCCAGCGTTACACTGGCCCCAAAAAAGGATAAGGTGAGACTCCATCCGGTCATTGTCGCGGCCTCCTGCCGTGGTGGTGGTGGGTGTTAGTCTTTAATTGCTCTGGCGTCGCCAAAATCGACGACAATAATGTTTTTTCGCTCCTGCCCTTTCACTGCCTGACAACCATCGATTGTTATGAATCTATAGCCGCCGATTTCAGTCTTTCCCTCGTAAAGCTCGCCAAGTTCCCGCCAGTTTTTTCTGGCTGTAAGAATTTGATCAATGGTGTCGTTTGTCCAAGACAGATCAAATTCGCACGCGTCGGTTATCCTGAACTCATCGGCAAAGATTTCATCGATTTCGGCGTCTGTCAGCTTAACTTGATTGCGTGGCATCTGTCTTTCTCTCCTCTTGCTGGTAGTGATTGCCCCGGCGGTGAACCGGGGCGGGGTGGTGGGGTTAGTTAGCAGCCTTCCGATGGAAATTCGATTGCGTCCATCACTCGGCAAAATTCATCGTTTTCTTGCTTATCGGTGGCATTTGGAAGATTGCGGCGAAGGTAGCTGCCCATTTCAATAATGCCTTGATTTTGGGCAATGTCGCAAGCCCTAGCAAACTGCTTGTCTGTCAATTTGGTTTTGATTGTCTTTGTCATCTCTCTACCCCTTGCTGAGTTGTTTGTTTCTCTCTGCCCTACGTTATTATTTATATCGGGTTCATAGTACGAAGTCAATAATAAAAATAGAAAAAAGTAAAAATATTTTTGTCAGTGCTGATCAAACAAAAAAAACCCGCCGACGAGGGCGGGCGGGGAGCGGTGGCGGGTGGGTGGTGAGAGGGTTAGGTGCGCGTCACATCCGTTTGAAGAGTGAACGTCTGTTGATAGGCTGTGCAGTTGCCATCGTCATAGCCGAAGTTGACCGTAATCTGATGAATGCTGCCCAGATTACCGGTTGAATTGGCGGACCATGTTTTGATGAGCGTGCAGTTGGCCGATTTGGTCATGTCGGCTGTTCTGGTTGCGTTTGGCACTGTGCCATTTGTCACATTAGACGCGACTTTGACAGTGCCGCCGCCATTGTGCGGGAATGAATACTTCAAATCAGTGTTTACGCCAGAAGCATTCACGCGGGTTGAATTGGCAAAATAATAAGGGGCGGCCGCGCTGGTCTCGGTGCGGCTTTCAAGCCAGACGCGAATTTTAGTTGATCCGCATGTGTTTGAAGTGATGTCAAATTCATGCGTCGCGTTGCCAGTCACTCGACCATGCGTGATTGTGTAGCCGCTGCAACTCTTGGTGGGTGTATTGACGCCCACTGAAAGGCTTTGCAGTTGCGCCGCGATAGTGTCTGACCAGTCGTTATAAGCAGTCTGGACGCCAGCAGGCCAGCCGGTATTTGCAGGGGCATAAGTGACATTGAAATTGACTGTCACATCAGAAGGCCATGCAAGGTCATCTGTCGGATAGGTAAGCGCGGGCGTGAACGGGATTGCGAGGCTGATGTTACTGCCGCTTGTGGTCACGCTTGTATTTGCGTTGGTGTCGGCTGTGACCTGTTGCGAATAACCATTAACGCATGAGTTCGCGTTGGTGTAGCTGCCGAATACGCTGCCATCGTAATAGACGCAATCCACGCCAATCTTGCCGGGGAATGTGACGTTGGCACTATACCAGACATTAATCGGACTGTTGGCCGTTCCGTTGTTTTCAAATGTTGCAAGGTTCGACCTGGTGCCGTTGTTGTACTCGTAATAGAAAGTGATGTTGTTGTATGTGGAGTTCTGCGACTGAATAAAATCACCTGACGGGCAAGTGCCATTGCCAGTCATTTCAGATGTACGACCCCACCATTTTTGAAATGAATAGGTCGGAGAAAACAGACTTGCATTGGCGGTGCCTGTGAATCGATAGTTGAGCGTTCCGGCGGTCTCTCTGCTGCGCCTCAAAAAAAAAAGCCACTCGCCTGACTCTGGCGAGCGTTCCGCACGGTAAACATAATTGTCTGACGTGCTTAAATTTGAGTTGTTTAATTCTATCGCATAGTCGCCGCTGGTTGTGCCGTTATTGGTAGTGTTTGACCATGTGCCATTGGTATTGCGATAAACTTCCGTCCACGCGTATTTAATCGGATTGGTGCCGGTCTTGCTTGTCAGACGGATGTAAATGTTGCTGTAGCCATCTACCCGAACAACGTCGCCATCGGCATCGTATGACGTTGCGGCATCGCCTGCCACTGTAAGCCGACGGCCTGATAAGGCATCGTTCAGCTTTTCAGCGGTGAGGATTTCGCCGCGAACAAATTTTTTCATGCGTCACCTCATGAGACAAACATTGTTAATACAAGGATATTGCCGTTCGTGCCGTTGGCAATTACTGTTGTGGCATTGGAGACGGTCAGGCCAGTTGCATTTGCAGAACCGAACGCCATGAACGTACCGGGCGGGAGCGTCAGGCCATTTAAGCCAAGGGCGGTTGATGTGACCGTGATGTTGCCGTTGGTGTCGGCATTGTAGAGCCGATAGCCTTTTAGCTCGGTGAAATTCCATGCGGCCCCCTGAGTGGTTGTCAGGTTGCCAAATGTGATGGTGGTGGAATTGGCGGAGATCGTGATATTCGGGTCAACGATGGCCGTACATTGGTTCGCGCCGGTGCCATTCGCGAAGTTGATCACATCCAGCTTATTGATGCGGGTTTCCAGCGATGAGGAGCCGACGACCTTAATGTCAACGGCAGCCGTTCCGGCCTTGATTGATCCGCTTTGAATTGCCATTGTTTAGCCTCAGAATGAAGTTGGCCGCCAGCGTTGGGAAGGCAGGATGACAGAAGCCGGATTGATGTCGCCAGTGCTATAAACAGTCAATCCGTTTTGTTTAACGTATCGATAAAGTTCGCCATTTGACCCCATCGCTACATTCCAGCCGATTTTCTGCCACTTGTAATTGAGCGTGACATCCAGAATTACAATGCCATTTGACAATGATCGTTGCGTTGAAGATACGCCATCAAGTAGCACGCTTTCCGGTTCACAGTTGCCCCACATGGTCGATTCGTTGACCCTGCCGACCTTATCCGCAAAGTTTCCAGCGTCGATATAAAGGCAGTTATGCAGCGTGATATTCAAATTAAATGCAGGCTTGCGGATATATTCCCCGCCGGATAATGAAGGGTCTTTGACGGTTGATGGAACCGTTTGCGCCGCCCCCGTTGCGGTTGCTGTTGCCCATTTCAAAGCACCGCCTGGAATACGAATCATCTGTGGCGAATACTGAATTGTGAATGAACTCATTTCAACCGGGCTTGTCTGGTCGAATTGCAGGGCCGGAATCGTGTCCGAGCCGCTGACATCCATACCGCCGACCTGCTGACTCTGCGAATTGAACGTCACATCAATGTGAGCTTTTTCAAAGTATTCGCCGGGCGCACTTCCAGTCGTACCATCACCAGCACCGCCAGATTTCACGCCTATCGGGTTGATGGTGGCTTCCGTGGCTTTGAGATTAGGAGATGCCGGAAAAGCCCACGGCGACCCATCTATGGCCCCCAAAACGTCATTGACAAACGTGAACGCATTTGCCCAATCGACTTTGTACCTAACTTGAGCCGACAGGCCATTGGCACGGCTGCCGCTGTAGCGTGGCGGGCTGGTGTAACTGACCTTGTAAGCAACAGAAGGGGCACCCATTAATTCAATTCCTTAATCTGCTGCATGATTTCTCGCAGATCTTCCGTCTGCTTTTCGATAGCCTTGACGGTCGGATCTTCGCTGGTTCCAGCCATGAAATTACGCTGGAATACGTCAGACGCGCCGATGATTTCGGTTCGCTGGCGTTGCAACATGCTTTCATCAATGTTGTTTTGAATCTTGGATGCTTGTGCCTGTAATCTCTGGCGTTCCAATTCGTCTTTGACCATCTGATCTATTTCTTGACCGATGGTTTGATTCTTCTCTCTTGCAAGTTTTATATTTTTATCCGCCGCTTCAACAATGCCCTTGTAAATATCATCAATATCACGCTCGAGCTGCTGCTTTGCCTGTTCGTCAATAGTTTTTAGTTCAGCAGCAGATCCGGTAACACGCTCGAAATCGGCTGCTAGCACTTTGACCTGTTCAGCCTGCAATCCAAGCAGTTTGATTGCTTCATTTGATCCGGCTATGTCGCCTTCTTTGAAAGCACCGAAAAGGCCCATGTCAGGAGAAAGAAAATCAAGCCGTTTCTGGAGTGCCTGTCCACCGCCAAATTTATCTATAGCCGCTTGAAAGATTTGTTGGTTTAATTGCTGCTGATCTTTCTGGTTTGTTGTCAGATCAAACTCAGATAAACCACTGGCAACAACTCTCCTTTGTGCCTGCTCTGACATGAAGCCCATGCGTGCGGCATCTTGAGCCAGATTTCCTAAAGCTCTTCTCTGCCTTGCGAGCTCTGCTGCACTTGTCCCAACATCCTGCACGGCACCTGCTGCACCCATACCGGGGCCGCCGCCAGCGAAAACAACCTGGCTGCTGATCGATTGCATTTCTTTCAATTTGTCTGCTGCGGCTTCATATGCTGCTTTGGTGGCTTTGGCAGCTTCGGACATCCCTAGAAAAGTGCCGCCAGCCCCCGAATTATTAATATCTTTTAATGTTTGAGATAATTCTTTCACAGGATCGGTTTGAGCGGCAAGTTCTGCCAGCTTGGGTACGATTGACGCTATTGCAATACCTGCCAGCGTTGCAGCACCTGCCAAGCCTGCGGAACCGCCAAAGCCGGTAACGATGCCTTCAATGTTATTAATCACGCCACGGAAACCATATTGCAGATCGTCAACGGCTCGCGACAGATTCAGAAGGCCCTGCGGATTACCCCCAGATTTTGCCCCCGCCTGATTAACACTATTGCTGATTTGCTGACCAGCTTTTTGAGCTTGCACCATTGCCGACGCAAGGCCAGCGCGAAGCTGATCATCAGAGATGCCAAGTTCGACAGAGAGATTGCCGACAACTGTACTCATGTTCGGTCTGGCATTTCGTTGTTTTTAGCGTGATGTGACATCAAATCAAATGCCGTGATCACAGGCATTGAAACGGCTTGCTGGTAGCCGGTGTGCAGTTCAGCCATCAGCCATGCGATGATTCGGCCCCAGGTGATCCGGTCGCCACCCCCGGCATCGGCAGCGGGTCGCCTGCGGCTGGTGCTTTTGGGTCGTTTAACCCTAATGCAATCCGGTGAACGGTCATAAAATCGCCGTGATTGGCTTTGGCAGCGATTTCACGAGCCTCGGTCGATGATATATGGCTGTTGTAAGCGGTGATCATGGCGACCAGAAACGCCATGCCGAATTTTGCCGATGTCAAGAATTGCGAGTTGGCCAGAGCGTTTAATGCATCAGGCGGCCAAAAGTGAAGCTGTTGCAATTTCTCTTGAATTAATCGCTCACGCATTTCAGCATCGATATGCTGAAGCGTCTTACTGTTTTCCAGTGCCTCAAATGGCGTTGGCAGAGTCTGTAAGTAGTCTTCAAGCTCAACTGCCGCCCCTAGCGTCAATCGACCAAAGCGGAGCGTCTGGCCAGCGATTTCAACGGTTTCAATCGGTGTCGTTAATTTGCTCATGAATTGCCCCTCATGAAATGAAATTAAGAACCGTTGCCGCGAAATGTGATTGTGATCGGAATCGCGCCTTTAATGTCGGCATTGCCATATTGAACGGATTCAACAATGGCCGGAAATGTTGGTGCGCCGCTGCCAGTCCATGTAAGATTCCCGGTTGCCCCGATAGTGGTCGGTGCCGATCCTGTAGAATACAGCGTTGCGGTGGCCTGACGGTCTCGCAGGGCACGGATACGCTGAACGTATTCGCTGCCGGTGTCAGATACATCCGCCAGTTCTGCCGAGTCGGTCAGTGACACCGACGACACGGCGATATTAGCCCCGGCAAATGAGAGTGTGGTATTGTAAAAGACTGCCTTTGGCATGATTAGCCTCTTTCAGTTGTTAGATAGTCCAGAGAAGCGAAACGGAAATAGAAGCTGACCAGACGGCCATCTGATCGCCGTAATTGAAATCAATTTCAGCCGATTGCACGGTTGAACTGTAGAACCCGCTGATATTGCCACGTTCAAACAGATTCACAATCGAATCATTCAGCGACAAAATGGCGGTGTCGGTTGTCTCGTAGGCCACGATTGTCGCGGTGGCTTCCCAATCTTTATTGGTTATATCCTGCTCGCCGGGAGTGACCGGGCCGATACGCAGCACGGCAAACGGGCAGACGGTGTTTTCAGGTGCCAGTTGATAATACAGCGGCACGGTGGGGATAGCTGCCGCCCATGCGGTTTTAATGGCAGTGATGCGGTTTGACAGTTGCATTATTTCTGTGAAAGCTCCACGGCCATTATTCTTAAATGATGATTGCCGCGAGGCGTGTATTGTGGCATCACGCCGGTTATTTCAAACTGATTACCGTTGAAATTGAATCGGTCGTATGTCGCAGCCGGGCAGGCTGGATCAGCATAAACCACAACGCCGGTTGATACACCGCCCGTGTTATTAATGACCTGTAATGACTCTGACCGATGTTGTACATATGCCCGATAACTATCGCCGGTGGCTGGATAGCTATAGCCAAAGCCTGCAATGTTGCTCGTCACTGCCGACTTCGGCAGGAGTTCAATCCAATGCGGAAACGTCATTTCGCGGCCTTCTGAACGGCAAGAGCGAATTGAAATAGAATGGCCTGTTGATTCTGCTCAAATGCTGGCCGCATGTATGGGCGGGCGGGAAGCCGGATCATTGCTTTGCCGCCAAGCTCTTGAATCCGGGCATAGATCAGATTTTGAGCCGGGCCGACCTTGGCTTTTAATCCACCCTCTAAAAATTGTGACGTAACGGACGATTGCAGTCTGCCAGTCTGCTTGTTTGGCGGCGTGCCTGGTTGCGAGGATTGCACCCAGCGGAATAGCGGATTTGCGTACCAATAAACGCGGTCAAGCCTGCCGACCTTGCTTGACATCATTGTTCCGCCAAAAACCAGCGTCTTATTACCTTTTTTGTTCGATACTTCTTTAAGGTTGAATATGTCGCGAGTGCCTGCCTTGAATCGATTCATGGCGGCCATTGATCCAGTCCGCGAACCGATCTGATTAATACCTGATTTTGCGGTCATGCTCTTGCCGCTATTGGCAAGCATCTTTTTTGCAGATCGCTCGACCAGCAGGGCAGATTTGCCCACAGCCCTGACAAGTTCACGATGCAGTCGAACGGAGTATTCACCGCCCGACCAGTTGAGCGTGAAAGAGGCTTTAATCATCCTACTGCCACAATCTTATAAGGTGCCCACAACATCTGAATTGCAACCGGAATTGAACCAGCTTCAGGCGTGGCATAACTGGCGTCGTAGTCGCCGATCTTTTCTTTGATGATCGTGCCGCCTGCCGGGTTTGATGTCGCCATCCATTCGGCACACATCGCGATGCCAGCTTTCACGCTGTCCGTTAGTTCGGCACCTGTAAAAGTCCGCCCTGTAAACTGGTCGAGCATAGTTGATGCGGCAGTTAATAGCACGGTGGCACGCATGGCCGATACACTGCCAAGCGTTTCAGCAAATAGGGCCGCTTCGTTTTGTGTTATATATGCAGGCATTGTGCAGTAGTCTTATTTCAGGTGAATAAGTAAAGTAAGGTAAAAACCGCCCCCGGCTGCCGAAGCATCTGACAACCGGGAACGGCGAGGGGCACGCCCTCAAAACTTACACAAGTTCCTGAATAATCTGGAAGGCCCGTGTGTCTCTCACAGCACCGCCAAAGCGGTATTTCACCGCAATACGGACACGGTTCGCATAGGCCAATGAAACCTCATCAATCGCGACGGTGAAGCCCTGCCGCAAGAGCAGGATGTACTCGTTAAAATCACCTAAGACAATCGACTTCGGTGTCGATGCACCCGATGCAGGCACGAAGCCGTTGAAATAGATCGGCTGCCCCATCAATGCCGGGGTGATACCCTGAGTGTAACCAGAGTCAGCAGAGCCTAAGAACAGGCTTCTGTTGGTGCTGTCATTCAGGGCAACCAGCTTGCCATGAGTCGCACGACGCATCACCCATGAAAGGTTGGTCGCGTACTGATCGGCCAAAGCGTAGAAGCCGTCGATCACCTTAGAAGCGACCAGCGTGTTATTGCTGCCGGTCTTGGTGATGCCAACTGAACTGTTGGAGATAACACCTTCGGCCTCGGTCGATGCGGTCACGCCGTTAATGACCTGGTTGTCAACCACAGCAGCAAAAGCCTTTGAGGCCTCTGTCTGGATGTAGTTACTGATGCCAGCGACATCGGCGAAGAAATCAGCCGAAACATCGGTGAACATCGTGCCGGTGTTAACCGGAATCGTCAACTGAGTGAACGGGCCGGTATCAATCTTCGACAGCGTGGTATTGACCGTCTCACCCATGAACGGGCGGAATGTCGTACCATACTGCGGCGCGGTGGTGATGTTGTTGGTGTTGCTATCGCGTGGGAACGTCACCTGATTGACATTTGTATTGATCACGCGGCAGATGCGTGTCATTACAGGGGCAACAGTTCGCCCGACAACCACGTCAAAGCGGAAATCAGGCGTAACGGTGTTCGTGCCGTTGGTGGTGGTGCCGAGTGTCATATCCTTACTGAAGGGCATATAAAACTCGTTTGAGGGCAAACCGAAGTCGCCGCCCTTGCCGTACACTTCCAGCATATTCCGCAGGCTTGAACTCTTGACCAGTTCAATGCGACCGCGTGCCTGAATCAGTGCCTTGAAAGCCTGATGATATTCAGGGCTGGCAAGTGCCGACTTATCAGACGGATCAGCAAGCCCGCCATTATCCAGCACGCGGCCATCGTATGAGACGCGGGCCGGTTGATACTGGACGTTTGACCCGTAAACGGTCGGTTCGGGCCTGTTCGGCTGACGTGCCATCTTTTCGATCATCTGATTGGCACGCTCAAGCGATGCGGCCAACTGATATTCACTATCGCAGCGTTCAAGCTGGTCCATCAGGCTCGACAAGTCGGCAGACTTCTCTGCCCGAACTTCGTCAGGGGCTGAAACCAGTTCATCACGCAGGCCCTGAACCTGCGCAGCCAAGCGAAGACGGTCTTCAGCAATCGCCGAAGCCGTGCGCGTTTCTGTCAAAGCCATGTTATGGCCTCCTTACTTATTTCGCCGGTTTGGCGATTGAAAATCAGAAATGACACGATCAGCAAGCTCGCATCGCTTGACTAAAGCGGTGAAATCGAGCAACTGACCGGCCACTTGCACGAAGCCAGTGGGTGGTAATGCCGGTGTATCACAGTCGTCATGAGACTTGACTGCAATCACTTCCGCGCCGGGGTTGGCGGGGATCGGCACGATGGAGACTTCCAAGACCTCTGCCACCTCGGAAATCAGGTTTGCACCTGACTTTGCAAGTTGCTTCTGGGCTTCGCTTGGCTTGAAATCGTACTTTTGCCAGAGTTCGCGGATGGCTGAATCTGGGATGCGTGTCGGACGTTTGGCGTAAAAACTAATCGACATCTTTCGCAATGCCTTCTCTTTTAATAACTGTCTGACTTCCTGACCGGATTTCGTGGCAGATAATGCGACGTCAACCATCAGGCCGCTTCGATCTTCGTGAGCGTCAATCAATGTTCCAATTACGGCAGATGTCTTGTTTTCGTGGTCGGCAAGCACCATGCCGCCATCGTCCATAAATGTTTGGATGGCACCTGAGAAGGCACCGGGCAGAATGATGTCGCCCTGCCGGTCAATGTTGAGAAAGCGGGCGGCATAGCCCTTGAACGAGCCTGCACCGCCGCCATTGACAGTCGTTTCGACTGCCTTCACGAGTTTTTCCATTTGTCAGGCCCTGTTATTCAGTCAAAATAAAGGCGTTGATTGATTTAGCGTTGCCGATGGCGACTGACTCATAACCGCCTTCAATGGCGTTAGCAAAGTCAGCATCACTTGGCAGGATGTAGCCGTTATCAGCAGGCTTGACGGGCCGTGGCCATTCCTTTGGCACTTCATCATCGAAGACGACAACGGTTGTACAGCGGCAACCGGGATGAAATGGCGGGAATTTCAGATTTTTATAGGTTTCATTTTTGCCGTTTTGGCCGAATGTGCCATCTTTGGGAATCACGGGGCATTGGCGTTTGATCGCATGGCAGAGTGGGCAGGCGTCGGACGATAGAACCAACTCATAACCGGCGACAAAATCCAGGCCCCTTGTGGCCTCATATCGGCCTTGGTTGTAGGCTCGTGCTGATTCAGTGACAGCGATGCGACGGGCACGCCAGCGAGAGTTTTCATCCACCCAGCGAGATACCCGGTCAACCGTATCGCCAAGCGTTTCGCCGGTTCTGATCGATTCGGCAATATCCTCACGAATCCCGTCAAGTGTCGTATTGAGATCGAAAATAAACTGGTTTGTCGTTTCTTGGCAGAGTTTCAGGGCTGCCGTTCGTGCCGCATCAATGACATGCGGAGCTTTGACCAGCCAATCATCCGCGTCCTGCTGGTCAAGCTCTACCAGTGCCGCCCGGCCTGATTCATCGATGTATGACGTGATGGTCGGAATGAAACGGTTGCCCATCTCAATTGCGCCGGCGAACGGGTCGAGCGGATTGAACTCTTTGGCCTTTGGTGGCTCAATAAACCGCCGCCATGTTTCTATCTGCTGTTTGCCGATTGCCAAGAGAATCGAACGGGCCGCCCGATAGAGCGGTTCCCCGTCCGGCATTGCGTCCAGCAGTTGTTTCGGTGTCTGGCGTGCTTTGACTGATTCACCACGGGCACGCTTAATCGTTTTAGCCTTAGCGTCTGCCCATGTTTTGCCAGCATCGCCGCCCCATGCCGCCCATGCCACTCTGCCGGGTGACGGATAGCCCGCTTCGCCAGGTCGAAAGCCGGTGGCCCGCTTGTCAACCTCATGGCGTGCGAACCATGCCGACATGGTAATGACCACATCTGGCGACAGTTCGCCTGCTGACAGGATCTGGTCGGCCCGTCGCCGTGCGGTGTCGGTTCCACCACGGCGACCGTCGGCCTTCCATTTTCGGTATCGTTCAGCCTCAACCTTCATGCCCTCAGTGGGTGTCAGGTCGATTGTTTTGCCGTTTACGTTTGCCAACTAATTTTTGATCGATTCAATTTGCCTGACAACATCGTCAATCGTGGTCACTTTTGCGAGCCGCTGAATCAATCCGTCGGCCCCTTGAAAGATCAGACAAGGCGTGCCGACTGCATCGACCATCGGCTTTAAATGCAGCTTATCAAGGGCCGCATCGTCGGCATTGATAAAGCTGACCTTCTGGCCACGGCTGGTGGCTGCGGCCATGATCTTTTCGTCACCGATCCAGTCAATGGAGCGTGAGCCATAAACCAGCGTCAGCCAAGCCG